TACACCAAGATTGATGCTGGTGTAAATCCATTAGAAGAAGTTACTGAAATTCCAACAGTAGAAACAACTAAAGAAGAAGAACCTCAATTCTAGGTTCTTCTAAAAGAATAGAGTTCTTTTGAGGATTGCCCCCAGTTTTCAACTCTTTAAACTTCAAAACTGAAATTGCGAGACTAATTTTTTTGGTGGGTTTTCGTCTTTAAATAAAAACTCCACTAAAAAAAATTATGCATAGGGGTTGTAATTTAAGGTTACAATCCTTATATATAATAGAGAGGGTAAATGGGGAAAGTACCAGCGGCGTGTTGGCGTTTACTCTCTACACAAAGACAACGCCATTAAGGGTTGTCAATATAATCTTGCTTTAAAAGGAGATAAACATGGTAAGCAAATCTTATAATACACTTAGTCTATTCGACAATTTAAATCAACTGACACCATATGCTGTAGGTTTTGATAGACAGTTTAATCGTCTAAATGATTATGTCAAACATCAACAACAATCTACAGGCTTTCCACCTTACAATATTCAAAAGGTAGAAGACTTCAAATATACTATTGAACTGGCACTTGCTGGATTCAGTAAAGATGATATTGAAGTAGAAGTCGCAGATGGTGTACTTACAGTTCGTTCTGTAAAAGAAAATGATGATGTAGATGACGAGTGGACACTACATAGAGGAATCTCTTATAGAAAGTTCAATCGTAAGTTCACACTTTCAGATGACGTTGTAGTCAATGATGCTAAGTTAGAGAATGGTCTTTTGACAGTCGAACTAGAACAGATTGTTCCAGAAGAAAAGAAACCTAGACTCATCAAAATTAAATAAAATAAAAAGTGAAAGAGGGTTGACTAAAGCCCTCTTTCATGTTATTATTATAATAATCAGAATCCATATCTAAGGAGATTTATATTATGGGAATTAAAATATTTGACCTACCACCTAATGCTTTAAAAGATGGTGCAGTCGCAAACATAAATCCAGAACAATCTATTTCAACAGAAAAAGAAGTTCTTACTAGAAATGTTGAAAAAGATGGCACAGAAACTAAAATTACTAAAGATAATGAAATAGGGCCTGTTGTTCGTGGAGAAATAATTGAAGAGCGAACTTCACCAGAAGACCCAATTGTTAGAAAATATGTTCAGTATGATGCAAACGATAGAATTGTATCTTCAGACCCAGAAGGTTCAGAAGAATTTGCAGCTGCAGTTGGAGAACAAGGTCAAAATGGTATTAAAGCATCAATGAAAACAATGTTGGCTTTACATATGTTAAGAGTAGAACTTCCTTTAGAAGTTGTTGATGAAATTAATTCTCATATTGATGAAACTATAGAAAATTCTCATCAGCGTGATGCAAGCAAAGGTTTAGTTGGACAGATTAGTCAAAATAATAAATCAGCACAAACTTGGTTTGATTTAAATGATGAAGTTGGTCAATTAGTAAAAGGACAACTTGATAGAGCTGGTAAGTCTTATGTTCAAAAAGGTTTCGGTAGAGATGTAACAGCTGATGCATTTGAGGCATGGACAGTACATAGTTATGCTGGTGACTATAATCCATTACACAGTCATGGTGTAAGAACATCAGCTGGGTTATCTTGTATTTTATATCTTAAAGTTCCAGAACAAATTGAAAAGGCTTCAGACCCATCTGAAGAAGGTCTTTCTTTAAATGAATCAAGTGGAGCTGTTGATGGATTCACACACTTTACTTGGGGTGAGGGAGATAATCAAGACGTAAATAGGTTCAAGCCTGTAACAGAAGAATATGTTAAACCAGAAGTTGGAACTATGTTGATATTTCCAAATTGGTTAAGACACGCCGTTATGCCTTTTTATGGTGACGGAGAACGTAGGACTTTTTCTGCAAATATGAATATTTTTGAAAACTCAATTTTTGAGAATATGTCAGAAGAAGATAAAATGAAACACATTGAAATATTAAGAAATGTTGAAGGACATCATGGAAGATGAAAAAACAAATAAACTACAAATATGATGAGGATAAGGCTTTACTAGAACTAAAGTCTTATATTGAAAGTACTTATAGTGAACACTATAGTAAGAATAAGTTTCAGGCAACTGAATTTATTATTGATGGTGGTCATGGTGAGGGTTTCTGTATTGGTAACATACTCAAGTATGCACAAAGATACGGAAAAAAGAATGGTAAGGATAGAAAAGACTTGCTAAAAGTAATACATTATGGTATAATAGCATTATACACAAATAAATTGGAGAATCTAAATAATGAAACTAAGTAGTAACACAACTTCTGTATTGAAGAACTTTGCAACAATTAATCAAAATCTTGTGATTAAAGAAGGCAACTCAATCGCAACAATGTCTGCAATGAAAAATATCGTTGCAAAGGCTGAAGTAGAAGAAACCTTTCCACAAGAAATCGCAATCTATGACTTGAATGAATTTCTAGGTGCATTGTCTTTATTCACTAGTCCTATTCTTGACTTCAATGACAGTTATGTTATGATAAGTGAAGAAACAAAACCTACAACTAAGATGAAGTATTTCTATTCTGATCCATCTGTAGTTACAAGTCCTAGTAAGATGATTACTATGCCTTCTGAAGAAGTCAAGTTTACTATGAGTAATGATGACTTGTCTAAACTCAAACGTGCTGCTGGTGCAATCGGTGCTCCAGATATGGTTCTAGAAAGAAAAGAGGGTACTTCTTCTATTACTGTAAAAGATAAAAAGAATGATACTGCAAACAACTATTCTTTAGATGTTGATACAAATGGTGAGGGTGAATTTAATTTCTTCTTCAAAGTAGAAAACATGAAGTTACTTGATGGTACTTATGATGTAGAGATTTCATCTAAAAATATCAGTCACTATAAGAATAAGAGTTTCGATATTGAATATTGGATTGCACTTGAGCCTGAATCAACTTACAAAGTTTAAGTTGAAAGGATTATATTATGGAAACTTTTTTGTGGGTCGAGAAATATCGACCAACTAGAATTAATGATTGTATTTTACCAGATGAACTGAAAAAGACTTTCGGTTTATTTGTGCAAGATAAACATATACCAAACATGATTTTATCTGGTGGGCCTGGTGTAGGTAAAACTACAGTTGCAAAGGCAATGTTAGATGAAATCGGTGCAACTTATATGATGATAAATGGTTCTGAAGAATCTGGTATTGATGTACTTAGAACTAAAATCAAAAACTTTGCATCTACTGTTTCACTTGAGGGTGGTAGAAAGTATCTCATCATAGATGAGGCAGATTATCTAAATCCTCAATCAACTCAACCAGCACTTCGTGGGTTCATGGAAGAATTTCATAAGAACTGTGGATTTATTCTTACTTGTAATTATAAGAACAGATTGATACCACCACTTCATTCTAGATGTTCTGTCGTAGATTTTATTATTCCTAATAGTCAGAAACCTAAACTTGCATCTAGATTTTTTGCAAGGGTTGGAGATATTCTAAATAGTGAGAACATAGAATTTGAACCTAAAGCTGTTGCAGAACTTATGAATAAGTTCTTTCCAGATTGGAGGCGAGTTCTTAATGAACTACAAAGATACTCTGTGTCTGGTAAGATAGATGCTGGTGTTCTTGTAAATTTATCAGAAAGTAATATTAATGAGCTTATGCAATCACTTAAAGACAAAGAGTTTACCAATGTTCGTAAATGGATTGTCCACAATCTTGATAATGATGCAGTTCGTATTTTTCGCCGTATTTACGATTCCCTTTATGATAATCTGGATGGTTCTTCTATTCCCCATGCTGTTGTTATACTTGCTGAATATCAATACAAAGCCGCATTTGTTTCTGACCAAGAAATAAATCTTCTTGCTTGTATGACAGAAATAATGGGTCAGGTAAAGTTCAAATGAGTTATGAACTAAAAGATTATCTAAATGCAATCAACCATGAAAAGAAGAATCTAATGGACACAGATGATGAGATGTGGGAAAAGAAATACCCACCTTTCATTGTCAATAAGTGTATTGCACCTTTTCCAGATACGATTATGCTTGTCAATGAAATGAATAAACACCACCAACTAGATAAAAAGTTACAGTTTGACTTTTTACTAAATAGTATACGAACAAGGAAAAGATATACTCCTTGGCTGAAGGCGAGTAAACTAAAGAATCTAGAGTATGTAAAAGAGTATTATGGATATAATAATGAAAAGGCAAAGTCTGCTCTTAAACTACTTAATGATGAACAGATAAAGACTATCAAAGATAGTTTGAATAAAGGTGGTAGAAATGGAAAGCATTAACTGGAAACCAGAGCAGATGCTAGAGGTCGAACTGAAAGAACCAGACGATTTTCTA